ACGCAGTCGATACAGTACGCAAACCTAAGATCATTAAAGAATACTTTGCTACCTCGATTGATGAAGAATCTAACCGCCTTTTGTCAGAGGACTACCATTTTTGCAAGATTTCACGGATGGCTGGATTTAAGGTGTTTTGCGCTCCTTGGGCTAGTTTTAGCCACACGGGTTCATACAACTTCAGCGGCACATTGCCGAGGTCTGCATGAGTGGTTGGTTAATTATTTTAACTGGCCTTATATACGCTTGGATAGCGGTGGAGCAGGGTCTTAAAGGGAATATACCCATGCTGATCTGTTACATCTGTTACGCGGGCGCTAACGTAGGTTTATGGATGATGGCAACTAAATGAGGAAACTATGAGGAAGATATTAATAGCTGTATGTTTATACAGTGGTGTTGTATCAGCGCAAGTAACAAGCTGGGAGAACAGTCCAATGAACTTTAAAAATTCAGATATGAATTGGAATAATAGTTCTAGTAATTTTAAAAATTCTCCATATAATTGGGAAACCAGCGAATACAATTTCAACACAAAAGCTGGGGTTTACGATAATAGCGGAAATCGTCTTGGTTATGAAACAATGAACAAAGACGGCGTACTAAACTATTACGATAATAGTGGCAACCGTACAGCATACGGAAGATAGAGGAAAAGATGATTGATTACGCAGAAAGTTTACTTGCACTTGCAAAAGGTACAAAGGAACTTGACCACCTATTGCTTAGTAAGGACGATAAAAAGGCAGTAGATAAGGTTGATGACTTGATTGTTGCATTGATTGATTTAAAGCTTTGGCTAAAGAAAAAAAAATGAAAATAACAAATAAGTATGGCCTGCCCCAGACATTTGTTAATGTTCTAAGCCGCGATACCTACACCAAAGGTAAGGCACACCTATCGGCTACTGAGATTATTAACAGCCCGCAGATTGTGCAGCTCAAAGCATTACACGCAGATGAGATTGAGGTTGATGTAACCGATATGATCTGGTCTATATTTGGTACGGCGGTTCATGCAGTCTTGGAACAGGGCAAGGATGATAACCATATCGTAGAGGAAAGACTACACGCTGAGATTGATGGCTGGAATATATCTGGTGCGGTTGATCTACAGATTGTGAATCCGGAAGGCATAGAGGTTAACGATTATAAAACTGTAGGCGCATGGGGAGTAATGAATGAGAAAAAGGAATGGGAAGAGCAACTTAACATTTATGCTTGGCTGGTCGAAAAGGTTAAGAAAACGCCCGTCAATCGGCTTAAGATTATTGCAATTGTTAGGGATTGGAGCCGAAGGGATGCTATCAGCCGCGCTGGTTACCCAGAAACTCCTGTTGCAATCATTGATATTCCTGTGTGGCCTATGCAAAGACGTGAGGACTTTATTCGTAGTCGCATTCACGCCCATTCAGAAGCCTTATTCGCAACGGAAACAGGCGGTGACTTGCCGCCCTGTAGTCCGGAAGACATGTGGGAAAAGTCCACCGTCTTCGCCGTTAAAAAAGACGGAGCAGTAAGAGCAAAGATCTTATGTAGCACTTTGGAGGAAGCAGAAGAAGAGCTACAAAGGTTAGGGAAGGGGTTCTTTATAGAAACCCGACCCGGAGAGAGAACACGATGTGCTAACTTTTGTCAGGTTAGTGGGTGGTGTAAGCAGTATCAAACTTACTTAGAGGAGAAGCAAAATGATTAAACGTATGGAAACTAAAAGTACACCAATAGTAACTGGTCAATTAAGCGAAGAATTAGGAGTAGTTGTTAGCAAGGAATTTATTATGCGAAAGCTAAAAGTAAAGCCCTTGCTTGAAACGAAGACAAGCGCGTACTGGGACGATGTTCCTTTAATTAGGGCAAAACTTGGTACTTACTTTACTAGAACTTCAAAGTTATAAGGAGAGTGAAAATGAAATTTGATGTGTTAAATATTACGCCAGACATGGCAAAAAAAATGTTAGACAAGAATATTGTCAACCGCGCTATGAGTGATCGTAGGATTGGTAGCTACGCGGAACTTATGAAGAATGGTGACTGGTCATTGACCCATCAAGGAGTTGCGTTTTATGAGGACGGAACCCTTGCAGATGGTCAGCAACGTTTATCAGGAATCATTCGTGCCGGAGTCCCCGTAGAGATGTTAGTAGTACGCGGGCTTAAGAAAGCACAATCAATTCATATTGATACGCATCGTCCACGCAGCAAAATGGATGGCATCAAGATTGGTGGCTTGAATGGTTGGATTACTTCAAAGCATATTGGCTTGATTAATCTACTATCTGCACCAAAGCGCTTATCAACAGAAGAAATACTTTCTTTTGCAGACGATATGGAAGTTCATCTGATGGCAGCAACAGATTGTTTTGTAACTAATCGCAGGCATTTAAACCCTTCAGTTATTCTTGCTGCATTAATGTTGGCTCATTTTTATGGTGAAAATATTAAAAAGTTACGCCGTTTTTCAGAAGTTCTATTAAGCGGGGTTTCAGAAAGCCCAGACGAGAAAGTAATTATTCTTGCTCGTGAGGCGTTCATGCGTAACACCAACAACGGTGAGTCAGACAAAATAGATAAGCTTTTGAAGACTCAAAAGGCAATTCATGCTTATTGCCGCGGAGAAAATGTTACTCGTTTGTATTTGCCAAAAGAAGCATCGTATCCATATGAGGATCTATTCTAATGTTTAATAGGGTATATAAGTATCTTAAAAAGGAACTTTGGGGTGGCGATAAAGATTGGCAGCCAGCAAAAGAAAGCATTTACTACGGCCTTATAACTGACGAGGAGATAGCAGACATGCGCAAGCGTAATGAGACCGCTATAGCTAAGTCCAAGAAAAGCCTAGGTAAGAAGTGGTTATTGCATCCGTCTAATAAGGTAGTAAAAAATGGCGGCTAATAACTTTCAAGTTGGTGGAGATCATTATGCAAAGAATGCAATCCAGCCGTGGGATTATATTGTTGCTAATGAACTCGGCTACCTTGAGGGGAACATTGTTAAGTACATAACAAGGTGGCGCGACAAGGGTGGGATACAGGATATTGATAAAGTAATCCACTATGCACAGAAGTTAAAAGAAGTAGAACTTAAAAAAGAGGAAGTGAAATGAAAACAAGACAGGAAATGATTTACGATTTTATGTTGGCATTAGCCCCAAAATTAGATGATGTATTAGAGCCTATTTTTGTTGAGTACGAAAGCGACGAGGGCAACGATCCATTTGAATTTGCAGAGGAATTAAAAGATGTTTATTGCCGCGCTGCAAGATTAGCAGATTTGTATTTAGAAAACATAGGTTAATCATGGAATATAAAGAACTACGTAGCATTGACGTATCCAAGTACACAGAGAAGAAGAATGGTCTTACTTATCTGTCTTGGGCATGGGCGGTTGACCAGCTACTACTGGCTGACCCAAAGGCGCACTGGTTCTATCCAGAATTCCAGCGCTGGGGTAATGGAACAGTAATGGTCTTCTGTACTGTTGTAGCGAATGATATCGCCCGCACAGCGCAGTTGCCCGTCATGGACTACCGCAATAAGCCTATTGCTGAACCCGACTCATTTGCCGTTAACACGGCGATGCAAAGGGCATTGGCTAAGGCAATTGCGCTCCACGGAATTGGCTTATATATTTACAACGGCGAAGACATTCCGCCTGAATTGGGGAATGACATAACTATGGTAGAGCCAGTTTCGTTAACCATAAAGGCTAAACCAGCAGAAGCAACAATTACTCTTAGTAAGCCAGAGAGTAAAGCGTTATTTGCCAGCGAGAAGGTATCGGCAAAGCTACCCGGAGAATGGTCTCTTAAACCAATTGGAGATGACTTTATCGCGTCCTTGAATGTTGGTCTGGATGCAATGTTGCAATTAGCCGCGTCACCTGAAGACGTAGCTAATATATTTAAAGTCAATCGTTCTGCTTTTGACAAAGCCAAATCTCAGGATCTTGATGCATACAACGCGATGATGGCTAAATTTACTGTAACCAAGAAGTCTTTAACTAAGGAGTAATAAATGGAATATCCAAACAAAGGTTCACTGTTCCCGTCAACAGTTCGCAAGTCTGAGAAGTCGCCTGATTTCTTTGGCAGTATCAAGGTAGATCGTTCTTATCTACGCGATCTTATGGATAAGCACACGGAAGACCTTATTGAAATTAAGATATCTGGCTGGAAGCGCGAATCTAAAACTGGCAATCGGTTCTTATCATTGGCTGTAGATACCTACGTAAAGCCTGAAGGCGCACCGGTTTTAAAATCTCAGGAGAAAGACCCGTGGGAATGAAAAAATATCTGCCTAAAGAAAGTAAAAAGTTCTTTACTTTTGATGAGATTAATGAAGAGCTTGCCGCGCCCGTACCGGTGGATTGGGAAAAGTTATGCAAGCAACTTCAGGAAGCCTTAGCTAAAGAGATGTGCGAAAGCCAAAATCTAGAAGCCGAAAGAGATAAGCTGCTCATGGAAATGATAGAGCTAAAGGGTGTTATTAAGTATCTTGAAAAGCAACTAATTATCACGTTTGAAAGGACGTATGGAAACCAGCCAATTTGAGGCCAAGAAGGTCGCTTTAAAGCAGACTAAGGATGGTCATGTACTTACCCTAGCAATACACCCTGATGACTCTCCAGAAGAGATTCTGAGGGATTTTGTAGGTGCTAGATACATGGTTGTTATGGTTCGTTTAGCGGATACAGAAGTGCCATTCAATCGGGAGGAGTTTGCGGGCG